GCAGATGGAGCTATCGGTTGTTGCTCTTCCTGCTTCTCTTCCTGTTGATCATCTTGTTGCTGATCTTCATCCATTGATACCGTTTTCCTGTTGTGCCTTCAGTTTTTCTTCTTCAATGTATTGCTGAAGTAAAGTGAGATAGATATCCCTCTCCCAAGGAATCATATTTTCTAGCTCTGTCAAACTATATTTATGGTGTTGCATCAAGGCAAAATTAGTTTTATAGTATGACTCAAGATCCTCATGAGCCATACCTAACCGAAAAAAGCGTTCAATCCCTCTAATGTGATGTCACTTTCTACTTTTGTGTTTGGATTCGTAACCTTGAAAGTGTGAGATAGTTTAGGCATTGTTTCAAAGAATGTCTCTATCTTTTTAAATTGACTTGAATCTAATTGTTCTAAAAATTCTAGTAATTCTTTCTTAGTGCAGTCTGCTGCTGCCCAAGACTCTTCCTCACTATAAACCTGTTCAATACAAGAGCATACCATATCAAAGGTATCATCTACTTTCATCTCTACGTTAAAATTACTCTTCACAAATTCACCCATTGAAGGATATTTCATTCTCATAGACAAATTACCATCCAGTGATATATCTGCACTATGATTTTCACTTCTTATAACTTGTATCTCATCTAGATTAACAACAACAGGGACTTTTGTTTTGTTATCATCTGGGCAGGTAACTAAAACCTCAACAGTTTCTCCAACAGACTTTCCACGAATATTTAAAAATAGATATTCAATATCAAACGTAGATAGTTTATCAACACTAATTCCCTTAGTTAATATACAACTACCTAACACATCCTTGACTGCTTGAGCAATTTGTTTATCATCTTGACTCTCCATAGCGATGATAAGTATCTTCTCCTCCTTAACAAGGAACGGTCTATACTTTATTTTTCTTCCTGATGAAGGTATCGTCAACTCATAAGTTGGGGTACTAATCTTTGGTAAAGGCATAATATATTATGAATTTGTATATTATATAGTCAGTTAAAATGAATATTATATGGAGAAATAATCACTAACTGATACTCCCGATCCTGCGTCTGGTGTGAAGTTTATATCGTAGTTAAGACCAGTGTAATCTGGTGCACCAAAAAGAGTAGAATTATTTTTTTCTGCTCTTTTTTTAGCGTTCGCTTCTTTGATATTGTTGTATCTATTCCTATACTTATCAAAACTTGAGAACTTACCAGAAGCGTATCTGTCTATATGAAAATTAACATTTATTTTTAAAACCTCAGAGTTTTCATACTTAACTGGAATATTACTAATTTGATATGGATACATACCATAAAAATTATATTCTAGTTCAGCTTCGTAATCTCTATCAAATTTAATTATCTTTGCACCATACATTTTATAATCATATGGATACTCCATCTTGAAGAAATAATCCTCTCTAGTTTGATCATAACCAGATCCACCTGATACAAATTCTATATAATGTTCAAAAAATTTGATTAGTTTATAATCTTTATCTACATAAAACTCCAAGGCAATATCTGGAAAAATACGAGCATGAGTCATATTTTCTATTACACCTTGATAATTACCTATTACTTTTGTATCCGCAAGTGTGCTGCCTGGTATCACTGCATTACTACAGAGTAAACCTGATGTTTCAGTAACAAATCTATAATCAACACCACGTATATTTAAATATTGTCTTACACCAAGAGGAACACCCCCAAACATCACTTGATAATGTGAAGTTTGTGCTAAATTGGTAAATGTAGGTTTAAAATCTGCGATTCTGCGGGGTCTAACCACTCTAAATACCTAAAACTTGTCTTATTATTATTTAGATGTCTTACAAGGGTAAATATCAACCATCTTACCCACGAAAGTATAAAGGTAATCCTACAAACATAGTTTATAGGTCACTTTGGGAAAGAAAGTTCATGGTTTATTGTGATAATAATGAACGAATACTTGAGTGGGGAAGTGAAGAGATGTATGTTTGGTATCGTTCACCGATAGATAATAAACCACATAGATACTTCCCCGACTTCTATATCAAAGTGAAAGAAAGCACGGGTGCAATCAAGAAATATATTATAGAAATCAAACCAAATAAACAAACTAAACCACCAGCAAAACCAAAAAGACAGACTAAAGGTTATTTACGTGAAGCATATGAATACGCTAAAAATCAAGCAAAGTGGGAAGCAGCAAATGAGTGGTGTAAGGATCGTGGATATCAATTCAAAGTATTTACAGAGAAAGAGTTAGGTATTAAATATGGCACGTAGAGCAACACGACTATCACCCAAAGCGTTACTAAGACTCAGAAAAAAATTAATGGATGAAGGTCTATATGAACAAGATAGACCTGAAGATACCATAGGAAATCGTATTCGTCCAATCTCAGATAGTCTTGCTTCAATTAAAAATCCAGACGAACTTGCACAAAGAGTTAAAACAGTTTTAGCAGAAGGTCCTGTGGTTCCAATACCTGGTTCATATTATGTCTTTCGATATATGGCGAAGACACCAGAGATCAAATTCGATTTAAATCCGTTAGTTCAAATTACTGAAGTTTTTTCATGGGGTTTCATTGGATTTAATTTTCATTGGGGTAGAAATCGAAAATATACGTATCCAGAAGTGCAAGGTGGATTGTATGAAGTGACTGCAGATGAATTAAAAGACCTTGAATTGATACCATTTCAGAATTTCCAGATGAAACCTCCTAAATAGTTAAAAAAATATAGATGGCGAACGTAGAAGGAACAAGTGAATATGGGCAAGTAAGCACTAAACCGTCTGAGGGAAATTTCAGAGATCAATTTCCTAATACGACTTCTACTGGCAAAAAAGATACTAAACCACCTAAAATAGCAAAATTATTAAGTTATCCATTAGCAAGAAGAAACGAAGCACCAACCGATTACCTCCAAATAGAGATAGCAGAGTATGAACCAGCAGGTCTAAATTTACCAGCATTTAAAGACAGTAATAATTTAAAACCAGGTGAATCGAGATCATATCCACAGGGTGGTAAAACAAAAACGAAAACATTTGATATAGCAAGTGTTGAGATCCCAGAGGAGGCTTTTGCATTATCTAGAGGAAGTCAAACAAATAATTTTGGAGAAAAAAGAAGAACCAAACAAATCAAAAATATTATAAATCTTCCTATTCCTCGAAACGTAACTGATTCACAGGGAGTCCAATATGGTGAAGGCTCACTTAATCCTTTAGAAGCATTTGGTGTAGCTACAGTAAATGCATCCATAAATTCAACTCCAAGTATTTCAGGAATTAAAGAGGCATTTAAAAACATAGCTGGTGGTGCAGCACAAATGATTAGTGATGATTCTACCCAAAGAGCAATCGCAGGAGCCATATCAGGAACTGCAATAGGTGCACTTGGTGGGAACGTAGATGCAAATCAACTTATTGCTAGAGCTTCTGGTCAAATACTAAATCCTAATCTTGAATTATTATTTAATGGTGTAGGATTAAGAACCTTTCCAATGTCTTTTCAATTCTTTCCTCGTAATAAACAGGAAGGTCAAGTGGTATTGAATATTATTAGAACACTTAAATTAGAAATGGCTCCATCAAGAACTGGTGAGGGACGCACTGGAGTTTTCATTAAACAACCAAGTGTCTTCCAACTTACATATAAACAAGGTAATGAACCTCACCCATTTCTGAATAGATTTCTTCCTGCAGTGTTAAGTGACATGAAAGTAAATTATTCTGCAAGTGGAACATACTCATCATTCTATGATGGAACACCCACACATATGCAAGTTGATCTTCAATTTAAAGAACTAAATCCAATATTCAAAGAAGATTATGATAATGCAGGAGGAGTCGGATACTAATGACTTATTTTAGAGAACTACCAAATATTGAGTATCAGTCACCACTATCAACAAGATCATCCTCCGAAGAATTCGTTGCAGTTAAAAATTTATTTCGTAGGGTAAAACTTCGTGATGATTTAAAAGGTTCAACAACTTTTTTGCAAAATTACTATGTGAAAGATGGATTTAGACCTGATCAAGTTGCAGGTGATTTTTATGGTCGTCAGGATTTGGATTGGGTTGTCCTACACACAGCAGGTATTGTTAATGTTAGAGATGAGTGGCCACTAACCAGTAAAGAAATTTATGAATATGCTTCTCTAAAATATGGTAACGATTTAAATGAAATTAAATACTATGTAACTACAGAGGTCAAAGATTCAAATGATAAAATAATTCTTCCAAAGGGTAAAGTTGTTGATAAAGATTTTACAATTCCCGATCCTTCATCTTCAACCGCAACACTAAATCCAGTTGGTGGTGTAACCAATTATGAACATGAGGCAAAGATAAATGAAGATAAAAGAAATATAACAATTCTTAGACCGTCATATTTAAATATATTCTTAGCGGACATGAGAGATATTATGACTTACAGTAAATCTTCTCAATACGTAACTAATAAAATAGTAAGAACAGAAAATACAAGAAATACAGATCCAAATTAAAAGACCGTAGATTTCTCTACGGTCTGATTTTACTTAAGTAGTAAATTTAA